CGAGTGTTTTTATTTTTGTTGGGTTTTCGTTTTTGTCCTCTCCTGTTTTTTTTTTTTTTTTTTTTTTTTAAAATTAAAATTTAATTTGATTATAAGTCCAATATATCAACTAATGTAGAATAATCAAAGAAATCCACACTAGCCCGCTGTCCAAAACGACATTTCTCTTCATCATATTTCGCTCGTTCTAATATGTCTTCCCATTTTGGAAATGCGGTCAATATATTCCTATCCGTTAATCCCGTCCGCCTCATTATTTTCTGTATTTTTACTCTTTTTTTTGGGTCTTGTAAGTATTCCTGTAAAGTTCTCTCTATATTCACAACTGGATACCTAGCTCTTAATTTGTCAAATATAACTTTTATTTCATCAAACGCTACTTTATTTAGTTGCGAATCATATGCTTGTCCTATACACGACAAAAGACAGTCTACAACATCAACATCCTCTCCAGTGGCCTCATTATATTCTTTTAATCCTAAGCTAGTCATTATTTCTCGAGTCTCTTTATGCGCAATAACAGGCGGCAAACCCGGTATAGTGCATCTAACAAAACGCCTTTTCAAGAAAACTATTCCTCTCTTAGTCAACTCCTGAGTCTCTTCATTTATCTCTGACAAGAAGGTATCATATTCTTCTACTTCTCTTAAAGTCATACTAAAGTACTCCTGCAAGAAGAATGCAAACTCCTTCGTATTCATTATATTTTTTAACATCTCAGGCCAACACCATATATGATCATCACCGTATACTACCATAGTCAAAATTCGCATATAAAAACAATTTCTAATATATGGTGCTAAAGTCGGATATCTATTCATAGTATATATAACATAAAGACAAAATAGCATTAACATGGCAAAACTATCTAGGAGCGAAGTCTCTAAACCTCCGGAGTATACTTTTCCTCTTTCCATCCTCCAGAAACCTCCTAAATGTTGAACTGTCTTTACTGATATATGATACATATAGTACTTAAAACAGTTTACAACATAGGTCCATAAAGATACTGTCATACCTTTTTTATTATAACATAACATCGCAATAATTCCTAAGAGATGTATAAAAATACTCTGTATATTCTTATCTAACTTATATACATCTCCTTTACCCCATCGCAATTTAAC